TGGGGCAATGCCTTTCTTTTGTTGGTCTGACAACTTTAATTTTTTCTAAACTCATATTTTTTGTACCCCCTCACCGTAGTTAGTAGTAGCAAATGACTTTTGTTCCTTAGAAATCCAATCGGATTTAAAACTTTGCCATCCTCGTGCTTGGCACATAACCAATGCATCCTCCAAACTAATAGAAGTTTTCTTAACTTCATTCTTTATACCTTTTAAAGCAGTTTCTGTTAATGGTGCTTTTTTGTTTTTTCTATGAACTAAGAAATCATCCCATGTTTTTTTACTTACATTACGTGGACGCTTTAGCGTCTTATTATTTGTTTCTTGTTTATTGTTTAATGTTTCTTGTTTATTGTTTGGTTGAACCGTTGTTGAACGTGCGTTAGACCTAGCAAGAGCAGATGCTTTACCTGCTCTAATCGCTGACTGTACCTTGCTTTGATACTTTTCTATTTCTTCGTCAGCCCTTGGATTTATCCACCCTTTGCCTAACTGTAAAGTAAAATATTCTTCTAAAACAATTTGCACTTGATGTGTGTGATCCATCATTCTAATTAAACGAGCTACATCTTTTACGTCTTCTGGCAATGGTTTCTCATGCAAGTAATAAATGTCCATGCACCTACGATATGCTAAGTCTTCCATTGGACTTAAATGCATAGTGTGGCTCATGTAATCGCCAATATTGAAGGAGTAAAAATGCATTACTCCTCCTTGCGATAGTTATTTAAAACTTCTTCCTTGGCCTGTTCTGCACTTGCATCATCCATACCAATTGATTCTCTTAACCTTGATAAAGAATCTTTTGGTTCTGTTGATTGATTAGAATCAGGTGTTACGTTTACCATGCCTTCGTCCTCAATTCTTACAACAGAATTAATCGCATCATTTTTTGGTAGTCGTTTTGCAATACGATGAATGACAGTTTTTTTTGCCATCTGATCAAACCATTTAGACCAAGGGCTATGAGGAGATGAACTAGCTTTAGATACTTGTCGGCATTTATCTATATCTGACATCGACATGACCTCGTAGTATTCGCCTTTATTAATTGTTACTGCAATTGCATAAACACATACAGGTTTGCCACGGTCACCAGTAATACAAGGTTTGTGTGTAATATGTGGTTTGCTACCTAATTCGTAATCAAACAAATCATTTTCGTATACAACTTCAGCAGAAATTGTTTTTATTAATCCGCTATTGTGCAAAACCTTAATGACTCCTTCGACCATAGGAATGTATTGAACTGATTGCCCATACTGAACTGCTGCTGCTTCTTTACCATCCAAATACAAACCATCTTGTGCAGCCTTCATAAAGGTTTGCATTAGACTATTTCTGTCTGCTTGAAGTAATTTTGGATTTTGGTTTAGGGTTAACTTAGCAACACTAATAAACTTCCATTCGTCCATTGTTGATGGCAAGGCTTCTTTAAATTTGTCTGCCATTTTTTCTAGTGTTCCTTGCATTTGCACTAGTGGTGAAATTGATTGTGTCATTAGTTAAACTCCTTTAGGTGAATTGAAACGGAACATTCTGTATCCTTTGCGTGGATTCTGGTATGTGCCAACCATGTCTTGAGTTATCAGTTTGCCTTTATTTGGTTTAGACATACCGCAACTGATTGTTCCATTTACGGAAATAATCTTTGATGCATTTTGACTCATATCTAAAATTTGTGCTTTGATTGCATCTCTTGTTTTTTCTAAAGATTTATATTCTTTGTTAACTAAATTGTATTCATCAATCAACTTATCCATATCCTCATCAGCATTAAGAATTAAACTTGCGTCTGCTTGGTTACATAAATTTTTCATTATGTATTGTGCGTCTTTGGTGTAGTCAGGGTTTGGTTCTGTACCAGATTGTATTTTCTCCCAAAAATTTTTAACTTTTTCTGTTAAAAGTTTGCCAATCTCTGGATCTCTTTTACTCTTAACTACCTTCATAGTGTTACCACCAACTAAGGCAACTATGTAACCCACGTTGTAACCAGTAATTTCTAACTGATGTTGTAGCTGTAAAGCAATATGTTCTGGTGGTTCAATGTTGTCTTCGTCATGTTCAATCCAGTTCTTGCGATATGCCAATGCATCCACATTTTTTATCTCAAGAATCATAGGTTCTTCTTCACTTACAATTTTGTAATCGAAAGATGATCCCATGCGTGTATTTGGATTACGCATATAAACATCAAATTGCTCAACCTTAAACTTGTTGCGGTCTGCAAATTCTAAAGCAATAGAATCTTCAAGTCTGCGACCCCATGCCATTCGTTCGTTGTCATCGATGTTAACTACCACCTTATCTTTTTTCTGGTGGTACAGTTCAAACTCAGTCTGGTATGGGTTGAGATTAAACAATGCTGATACCTCAGTGGAGGTGACATCAAGCAATCTGTTCTCTAGCCATGATTGCTTATCTGTAATTGGGTACGATTTTGTGATCATAATTCTGGTGTTTGTTGAAAGTTTACATAGTCTTGGTCTGGAACAATTTGCATTTTCCATTTACCAGTACAAACAGTATTGCCACCATATTTCCAATTAGGATCTTCCTTTTCATATTCATAATCAGGAAGTTGATACTGCTTTTCTTCTTCAAGGCAACCAGATTCCAAGCGTTTACGGCTGCCTTCTGAAAAACAAGATGAAGGCCATACGGTTCTTGTAATAGCCCATCTAATTTCTTTTAGCCTGTCATCAAGTGAATACTCGCTGTTGGCATAAAGTTCGATAGTAATTTTTCTCATTGGTAAGTTACCTCTCCTTTGTTATCAATTTTTACGGCATAATCAATTTCTGAAGGACGCAAAATAGTATCAACTTTTTCTGCTTCGATAAAGGTATCGCCTTCATTAATGTGCTGACGAATTAAAGCTTTTGCCTGATCTTGATCTTTAGCATCAATGCGGTAATAATCAACGTGAGTTTGAGTAACTCGTACTTCGTATGTAGTCATTAGTTTGATTTTGTAAATAAAAATTTGTAAGGGATCAAAAAGGAAGATTGGCCAAGTAGGCCAACCTCTCTAATTTCTGGGTATCATTCATAGATCACTCCTTAAGCAAACATATCCATACAACTTTTTCTTACGCTTACCTCTACTATCCCATGTATCCCAGATAGCTCCATCTCTAACTGCTACCCAATGTCTGTTGACATGAGCTATGCATCTGTCAGGAAGATTACCTGCATAAAAATAAAGATAGTGTTCACCATCTTGATCGGTCATGGTGGTGTCTTTGTATACAACATCAAAACCAAGCTCGTCCAATGTATCTAAGCAAGATTCTTTATTTAAACCTTTAGATGCATCTGGAGTGCTTTTGTAAATATAGTCCTGTTTTGATACTGACCAATAAGAAGTATCTGGACGATTAATTCGTTTACAACGAGAAGCAATATCAAATACTTTCTCGTAGTCTTGGTCAAAAGCTAAACATATAGCTCTGACTCCGCAATCCCTGTGCCTTTCGTTTTTAGGATGTGGGTTGCGTTTCATGTATCGCAAGCCTGAGTGGTGCGATGATTTTGGAAATGAAATTGTCATTCGTTTTGTAATTAAAAAATTGTAAGGGACGAAATTGAGCATTTGCTGCTCGTAAACCATTGTAGCACATAATGCAACATTTGGCAAATAATTAATTAATCAAAGGCATCTCTTCTTTTCCAGATTTCTACTTCTGTCTTGCATACTGGGCATGATGCATTGGTCAATACTGAAAAGTCAGGATAACCTATCATTCCCTCGTCAATATCTACATCACCTCCAAAAATTAATTCTTTATGTCCGCACCAGTAACAGTTCATTATCCTACTCGTATAGTAGAAGAGCTAGAACTATTATTTATATACAAACTAGCTGTTGTGTGTGGATATATAAATTCTCTTGTTGCTTGATTTTGATTTTCTAAACCAGTACTTTCAATTCCTTTTGCATACCCTGCTTGATAACCTTGGTCATATGCGTGTTGGCTGCCCTCTGTAAAGCCTTTTTGATAGTTTGCTTGTAATGCCTGCTCGATCTGTTGTTGCGTTAGTTGAGGGCGTTCTGACAACGTAACGTGCAATCCATCTTTTTTAATTGCATTTATAAATTTATGTGCAGCTACAATAGCTTCATTTTCATTTGGATTGTTTGCTGCCAATGCATACAATTTTTGTAATTTTTCTAATTTTTTTTGATTCATCCCTCGCCAAAAATAATATTGTACGGAGACAACTCATATCCGAGTTCCCATGCTTTCTCCAATACTTTTTTTTGGATTCCTGTAGGAATTAATCCAGTTTTTTTCCATTTGCTTACAGAACCTGCATCCCTTCCAACCTGACGTGCCAATTCACGGACACCGCCAAATTCAGCTATGCATAATTCGTAAGGAGTTTTAGTTTGTTTCATAGTTCTATATTGTCATAAATGCAACGTTAATGCAATAAAAAAAAGAGGGTTGTTACACCCTCTCTTCTTCTTCTAATTTTAGTCTGTGTGACTCGCTCATCTCTTCGCACATCTCAATTAGCTCGTTTGGTGTAAATCTTTTGTGGGCATCTTCACCTCCAATTAATTCACATACTTTGTTTATAAATAACCATTGTGCGTCATGGTTAAGAAATAAACCTGCTTTTTGTTCCATTGCTTCATCTCGGTATTTTGCGTGATGTGCATCCCAATGTGCTTGGATTTCTTGATCTGTTGTTAGTTTTTTAATCATTGTTTTCATTCTCCTTGTCAGTAAATACAAGAGTGCAAGTACCTAAGAAGTCAGCTTCGCCCTCGTCAGTTTCAAAATCCCAAGGGCAGTCGTTATCAAGTAACCACTCGTATAGTTTTGATCTGTTCATAATTTTTATCCGTATACAAGTGAGTCATAGGTCATAATCTGCAATATTGAATCTGCTATTCCAGCATCAATAAGACCAAGGTTGTTAGTCGCAAAGGCTTCAAATATTTCACAGCAATCATGTTTATTTAAATCAGTTTTACCACAAATAATTTTTTCTATGGTGGTTAAAACATCTTGAACTTTAAATAAATGTGTGTCTTCTTCCATATCTTTTACTGTTATAGGACTGTCTAGAGTTAAATCCATCAGCCATGCACAGCAACCTTCAAATTGATAGTCTTGGTCATCTTTATACCAAACATTGCCGTCTTCATCTCCTTCTTCTATGATGTTTCCTACTGTAACTTCAGTAGCCCAGTAGTTAGCACCCTGACCCATAGTGCAAAATAAACATCTTAAGTCATCTAAACTGATGTCAAATTGATAATTGACGTTGCAGGTAAATTTTTGTTCTGTAATTGTTGTCATTAGAATGGTTGCCCCCAGTTTTCATATTGTTTAAGTGTGATTAGACCCTCTTTGCAAAGGGCATCTGTGTAA